TTCTATCGCACGTGCTATGTCATCTTTGTGTTTTTTAAATCTATTCATTGATATGCCGGCGCTCACTTTAAATCGGTACTGTGTTACGCTCGCTCCCACCTTAGTCTCTACCGGCTCGATCGGTATTCCGAATTCTGCCATTCGGAGTTTTATCTTTTCTTCAGGTGCGAGGTATTGGTTTTCTATTTTATCTAGTCGGCTTGAGACAAACTTTCGACTTACCAATGCCACATCTTTTACTTTGTGCATCACTTCAATGTCGCTCATATCCGCATTCAATAACCCCTGCGCATATATGAGTCCGGCTTGCTCTCCGTCGAATGGATCGCTTAGGTTTGGTAGGTATATGCTGTTTGGGTTGCTTACAAATTTTACAACGTCAGCGTATAAGTTTATAAAAATAATATCATATGGCTCATGGTCTAGTGGTATCACGTAGTCTCGTATCTGTGGGCTTCCGTCTTTGTTTATGCTCCTTTTGATTTCTCTAAAAACCACCCTAGTCGCTTGGATGTCCTTAGTGGCTTTCACTAGGTAGTCTAGGAACTTCGCCTGTATGATTTTGACGTAGTCTTCGTATGGCTCTCCGTCGTCGTTGGTGTAGTTCGTGAAGCTCTTTGTGAATTTGGCATCCACTATTTCGTATTTGCCCTCCTCGTATTCGTTTATTAAATCCGGCACTCCGACTGCTGGGAGTGGGAACACTTGCCCGTCGTGGTTTTTTATCTCTGCCTCTAGGCGCTCCTCACAGCATGTGATGTTCCGGTAGGTTGGCTCGTATTCAAAGTAGAGACGCATGGTTTTATGGTAATCCTGCAACATGCTCTCTCGGCTCCCGGTCTTCCCGTATTTTATCCATCCATCATCGACAGTGTTCAGGTAGTCCATGCCGACCTTGATTGCTTCTTCTCTGCGCTCTATGATGTCTGCTGGTACTGGTAGGTCTTTATTACCTCCGTAGTAAAATTTTAGGGCTTCGTGGCCCGATCTCCCTATCATTGCACTCACTCCCATCTTGGAGTCGTACACTCCGAGGATCTGTTTGAGCTTGAAGATCAGAGGGTTACGAAGTAGCTGGGTGAGTCCTGAGTAGGACAGTTTATTAATAGGCATGTGTATGCTTTTGACTTCTTCTTTTGGTGTGTTGTTATCCATTTTAATAATTTTTAATAATTTCTAGTAATATCTACATTTTACTCTCTTATTAACCCTTGTCAATTCTTGGAGTGGATAACTTCAGCATCTTTTGGAAGTGTTTCTTTAGCTCTGCTCCAGTCTGAATGCCTATGCCGTACTTTTTAAAAAAAGGATACAAACCCATCTTAAAGTGGATCAAATCTATAAACATCTCATTGATCCTGTCTTCGGTTATTTCCTTTGCTTCTATCATTTACTTTCCCCTACGTGAAACGTTTCTAAAAATTTGGACTTTTGTACCGTCGTTTTTCCGCAACCCTGTTCTCATAGGGTGTCCGGGTGGTAGTTCTGCTCCACAAGTGGAGCAGTGCGCTCTCTCTTTTTTCTTAGCTTTTCCTGTTGTAATTTTCATATTCTTTTTTGGTTATAAATAAAAACGTAGTTTATCTCATGTCTTCTTCCTCGTCTGGATTCTCCGGTGGCACAAAGCCATCATCGCCATTCGACTCGTCTTCAGGTATCACGTCTGTCGCTGGTGTGTGGAAGCTCTTTCCTACTGCTGAGCCCCCTGCGTCGACCCGTGTCTTCTCTAGTCCCTCTCCGTCATTGTCCACCTCGATAGCTTTCTGTAGCTCCATGGTCTTCGGTAGGAGTTTTGCCATCTGTAATAGGCAGGTCTTCTTCCACATCCATAGTTCCGGATCCTTATCGCTATTCCATGGTGAGTCCTTGGTTGCCTTGGCTTTGGAGAGTTCTTTGAAGTCCATGATGTCTTCCTTGCTCATGACTTTGAATACTCGTCCTCCGGTTGTCGTCTGAGCTACTGCGTAGACTCCGATCGGTAGCCCTTTCTTCTCTCCGAATTTGGTTGGGATGTGTTCTAAATGTGTCTCCAAGCCCTCGGTATATTCGAAGTGTTCGTTGTCGTAGACTATAATCGCTGAGATACTTTTGACCTTGCCAGTGCGCCATAGCAGAGTAATGATTCCTTGATAGCCGAGTTGCATCTTGGCTTCTCGTCCGTAGGGTATTATGTACGCTTCGCCTGAGACTCCGCTTGGCATAAATCTAAAGGACGCAACTTGCACGAATGCAGAAAGGAGTGATATGCGATCGCAATCTAGGAGCTTTGGTACTTTGCGTACGTAGTCGACTGCTGCGGTTTTAAATGCTAGAGCTTCTTGCTCATTGCCTCGGTAGTAATTAGTGACCGTCTTTATAAATTCTCCCTCCATGTTTGCGCGTAGTATTTCTATTGGTACTGGTGGTCTTTTGTTTTGATTGGTTGTAACGTGTGTATTTTCCATATGTGTTGCTATTAATTTTTTAATAAATTCGACTTATTCTTTTCTTTTGATGCTGATCTTCGGAGGGCGTTGGTTGGTTTGTACTATCTTCGCACGTATCTCCGGGCTTATGAGTTTGTCCTTGACCAGTTTGTCGATCGCTTCCACGTCAGCGAATGTCTGTGTCTGTGGAGTTACGGTTACTTTGAAGTCGTTGTTTTCTATTCCAATTCCTGCTTCTGCTACGTCGTCTCGGAGTTCATTCTCTGCATCTATTATCGCAAGCACGAGAGTTTGGTGTCCGTCAAATACTGCGAGGTGTTTTTGCTTATAGTCTTCTAGTGCTTCGAACGCTTTGGTGTATTTTTCTAGTGATTTTTGTGTTGACATATTTTTTTAATTAATTTTTATTAATTCGACCATTTCTCTAAAACTGCACCGTCCTTGTCTGTGAATGATCCTGATGCAATGACTATCATGTCTACCAATACCCATATGCCTGTTACTATCATTCCAAAAAAGGTTATAGTTATTAAGAGCATGGCGATTCCTGTGATGGTCTTTCCTACATAAAATCTATGCACTCCTAGCATGCCTAAAAACCAGCACAAGAGCAGTGCTACTAGTCTGAGCTTTTTTGATGTGTGTGTTGCTTTTTCCATTTTGATTTAAAGTCTGACCTTTCCGGCTTCGACTTGGTTAACGAATTTAATAATGTTTGACCCTTTGAAGTGGTACTTTGTCCCTCGGCCTTTGCCTGTGATCGCCGCTTTCAGGATGTTGCTCTTATCCTTGTCGAGGTTGACGACGTTCCTGACCGACCAGAAAGAGTGCGCCCATGGAAACATCTTCGCTCTCACAATGTCTTGCAGGGTGTACCATCCCTCGCTTTTTATCTTTGCTTTAGTCATGTTAATAATTATATACCCTTATTACTTCTTGTCAATGCTTGGAGTGGATACTGGTGGTTTGCCGAGTTTCTTCGTGCATGCTGGAAACTGTTGGCTCCATTTGATCCCTCCTCGGATAATCATTTGCTCGACGATTGCTAGCTGTGTGTCGGGATCCATGTACCCTTTACTTGCGTCTATGCCGTATATTTTGGCGTAGCCGTAAAACGTGCCGGGCTTGAATTGTAGGAGCCCATAGCTTGGCGTGCCATCCGTGTCCTTTTGGTTGACGGCCTTTGGATTACCTGTGCTCTCGCACCATGTCAGCGCTCCGAGCCATGCCCTTTGTTGATAGGAGAGTGGATCTTTTTTGACTACTTCTTTTACAACTTCGACTTTCTCATAGACAATCACTGACTCTGCTGTGTTGTAAATACTTAATGATAAAAGTAATGCTACTACCCCTGCTAGTATGACTAGCTTTATTGTTTTTTTCATTGTTTGTGGGTGTGTGTCCCATGCTTTAATTCTACCATTTTCGCATGCCATTATCCTTCCTTTTTTTTTCCACTGCTCGTTGCTAATACTCCTACGCCATGAGTGGTCTTGAGCTGGTGGCTTTCGTGGTAAGCATTTGAGCTTTATCACACCCTCCTCAATATCCTCCAGCTTTTGGTTGACTGCCTCTCTTTTAATCTGTCCCATATTCGTCGTCTTCTTTCTGCTGACAATGACATAACTCCGACCCTACATTCGCCATGTGTGGCTCTCTGGGGTACACCGCTTCCATTCTACTTACCTCGCCTGTGTCTCCACAATCTTCACAAACGTTTTCTTTTTTTGTGGACTCTATTCTGTTCATGGTATTAATTGGCTTAGGTTACTTAATAATATATTTTTATAAAAATTTATCCATCCGGGTATATCCCTCTCTATTTTAGTATTCTCTTTGTCATTGATCCCATCCGGCAGTTCGTTGTGGACTGCTCCGGCGTGGTTGAGCTCGTCTTCTCTTTGTACCTGCTCTAGTAGTATTCCCTCCATTCCTAGTGGTACCTTTCGGCTTGGGCAGTACTCTCGGAGTGATATACGTTGTGTCTCCTTGTACTCTGTTTCCATATTAATTTTCATAACATGCTTCTAAAAATTTCGACCTTTCTTCTGTTTCGTTTGGATCCGGTATAGCTCTTTGCATTTTTGTGACGCAGTTGTCATATTTCAAATTCTGCACTGTTATCTCTGCCCTGCTCGGTTTCGAGATCCTAACCCCTAGTCCTATCAATCCAACTATCGCAAACCCTATAATTAATGTACCAACTAGTTTGTTCATTTTGTTTAACCGGTCGGGTGTCTTATGTTGTTTCCCTCGGCTACACATACAGTTTACCCCCCTTATCAATCCTTGTCAATTCTTAACAAGCAAACAAGTGGATAACTCAGACAGCAAAAAAGCCCCTTATTCTAGGGCTTGGTTTTGCCTCCGGAGCGCTATGCTGTCCATAAAGAGAATCATAAGTATGATACTCCCTATCAAAAGGCGGCAACACGACGCCAAAAATAGTTTTATAGACAGCGTGGCGCTCCCGATATATTTTATTATCCCTCGTCGTCTTCGTACTTCCATCCTGCCACCACGTCGTTTGTCCCCGTAGCAGAAGTCAATATCTTTCTAATCAATCCGTAAGCTGTCACTAGCGCACTGATCGCTCCACCGACGTATAGAACAATTTGTGAAACTAATTCCACAGTCTGTTCTAGTGCGGCACTGTCGAGTTGTACGTTTACCAATCCAGCAAACGCCACGACTGCTGGTAGTACTCCAAGGAGCACCCCTTTGATCATAAGTGATAATTTACTTGCGTCTTGTGAGGACAGCAGTATCCAATTCCATGATCTTTTAAATGTTGTCATTGTTTTTATTTATTTAATTCTAATAATGCTCCCGACTTTTTTACATATTAAGTTCTTTAAGTGTGAACTTTCCAACTACGCCATCTCCGACAAGATTGCGTGATAGTTGGAATTTTATTACAGATGCCTTTGTTATATTCCCAAAGTAACCTGTGGTATTTATATTAGAAGGGAAAAATCCTAGTGCTTTCAATCTTATTTGAAGTTGCCTTACCTGCTCGCCCCTAGAACCGAATTTCATTGTTTCAGTGAATATAAAGTTTGCAGGTGGTGTTACAGGTGGTGTTACAGGAGTTGCTTGAGGATCTTCGTACTCGAAGTTCATCGGGTATTTAATCAAGAAGTTTCTAGATTTAAAGAATTCTCTGGTTATGTATCGGACATTTCTACCTCCAAACCACGCAGAGTCCTCTATTTTTAGAACCTCTACTCCATCTTTTAGACCATAGTCCACAGCAGTTACTGAGTGCCTTGATGCTTGACTTAAATAAGGGTTAGTTAAATTGTCTATAACCCTAGGTATTTCTAGACTCCATTCCCTTGAAGTAAAGTAGAACCACACCATTATTCCCTTGCCTGTGGTTTGAATTGTAGAGGCTACCCTATCAAAATCTTTTTCTGTGATAGTGATATAGCCTCCTAGTTTAAAACCTTGAGCCACTGCTTTAGCAAAATTAGATATTTCATAAGGGTCTCCCTCTTGCACTTGATTACTCTTACACACTATATCTAGCGATATTCCTTTATCTTTCCAAATTCCAAAAGCATCATCGCCTATCATTCCGCCACTCGGACTGTTTGAACGATACTTATAAATAGAATTAGGGCTAAACCTCAGTGTTTCTTTTGTCTTTAACCATAGACTAATAAGAGCTAATTTAGCGGTAGTGAAGCTAACACAATTGTGAACACCAACACCATTTGCTATGTAAGAGTTATCATCTTCTACTTCAAAGTTGTAAACATACCCACCTGTGAATCCTTTAATGCTTTCTTTGTTTTGTATTTTTACAAAAAAAGTATCACCTCTTAAAAAAGAAGAGTGAGATCCTTTACTAAATTCTAGTGTCCAAACAGGTTTTTTCCCTTTTTCATCTTTTCTTTTATTTAGAAATGAAAATACATTATTTCTCATTAAGAGAAATTGGACTTGTTTAATCATCTCAAATGATGTACTTACTAAGACAGTTCTTTTTGTCAAAGTACTACCGTCTCCATCAATTATACCCTTAACTATTTGCATTTGCAGTATTGGCTCAAGAAACATTAAGCGATGATTTATTTTCTTTTTGTCGCATTTTTCGCCACCCAATTCTGATAATAATTCAGCCCAATACTTACTGTAAACATTAACAGACATTCCTTTATGTTTTGGGGATGTATAACAGTTAACATTTACTCCAGTTTTATTAAAAAATGTTTTTATTCTTTCATAGTAATCAGTTTCTTTTTGATGTAATCCAAAAGTTATAGAACTTCTGTCTGTAGAGTTGATACATCCCTCTGCCATATATAAACCTAATATCCATAAAAATTCAGGATTCTTTTCTATTGAATTTATAGTAGTGTCTCTTACTTCTCTACTTATGGGAACTGAAACCCAGTCATCTTTAGTTAGTTCTTTTGCTTCATAAAACCTAGCTTCTTCGTTATATGGTTTTGCTTGTTTTTTAATTGTTTTTATTGCAAATATTGGATGTTCTTGTGTACATTCTATTTTATCAATCAAACCCTTAACCTTTATTGATTCCATAGTTCCTTGCCACTTTCTCCTAAAGGTTTTTGTTACTTGTTTCTTGTTACCATTATGGGTCATAACAATATCTCCGACTACAACATCTTTTATTTTCTTAGATTTCAAGGAATCCATCAAAATATTGATTGATGATGGAAAGCATTTCAGTGTATAAAATTGATTAAGCTCTGGGAAACTTCTCCATTTTTCAGGTGACTTTTCTATCCAGTCAATAGGAGAGATACCAGCTACAAATTCTTCTTGATTAAAATCTTTGGCTTTCTCTTCCTCTGTTCTTAGATCCGAAGCACCGTTATAGTTGTCATAAAACTGTTCTATCCCTTCTTGTAATTTTTCATTTTCCATATGTATATATATTTAGTTAGTAAGTATAGTTAATTAGTCTAGTTACAGTCCCCCCGTTAGGACTACTCCCGTCCCCCCGTTAGGACTACCCAGTGTTGTTTTTGGGACTGGTTAGGGTAGTCACTTTTTGGGACTAGTTCTAACATCGTTCTGCCTACCTCATCTTGAAGTTTTATGATCTAAAACTTCAAGATGTTTTCCTAGAAGCTCTATTAATTTTGATGCATTTTGATTAGTTATCTCTATATTTTTTACCATAGCACTAACAGCATCATGAGTCTCTCTAGCTAGTTTCATAGATTCAAACCCTTGCTTATAAAATTCTTTTGTAGATTCGTCTCTACCTTTGAATATATCTATATATTTTTCATTGTCTCTTTTTAATTCTCCGACTTCTTGTATCAAGTTCTCGATGTCTCCTGATTGCTTGTCGACCTTTTTCTGAAGCTCGTTGACAGTTTTATTGAGTATGTCTATGAGCCGGTCTTCACTTCCGTCCACTTCTTTCTTTCTCTCCCTTGATCTCTTATCAAACAATCCATATATCGCTACTGCTCCAAATACAAAAATCGTCAGGACTGAGATCCATCCTATAAAAGTACTTGGCAGTGTTGTTAGAAGTTCTTGAATGATTTTTTCTAATTAATTTATAATGTTTTCTCCTTTTTATCTTATTTAAAAATAAGTTATTACGATTACTTCACCTCGACCACCTGCACCAACGGTTGCCTCTAATATTTTAATGAGCCGGTCGTCCTCGCCGTCCTTGCCCTTTTTCCAAATGCCCAATACGTAAAGTCCACCAACTACCACGAGCGCAAACACGCCGCCGATTGATATTACGATACCTAGAGTTGTTGCAAGAAAGCCGGTCATATTAGTAATACTCTGTCACAATAATAATACCCTGTTGTCCGTCGCTTCCCAACCCGTTACCCCCGTCGCCACCGAGAGTACCGACGACGTTTGTACCACTAGTAACGGTAAAGGTAGACGTGGCATTTTTGGCACCGACTGTTGCCGTTTGTGTTGAGGCCAATAGAGCGGCCGGCAATACTTTTTTCGCGTATCCACCGGCACCTCCACCGGCACCCGGGTTTGCCCCCGAGCCACCGTTACCGCCTCCACCGTATCCACTCTTTTACGGTCGACTTACTGTTGAGCCGGTAGCCGCCGCACCATTTAAGCTAAAGAATGAGTTGCCGCCAATTGCACCGCTTCCCGTTCCACCATGACCTTCACCACCGCTTGCACCGGTAATATTTATGTCACCACCGCTTGCACTTCCGCCGTCCCCGGCACCACTTGATGTACCCCCGTCGCCACCTCCACCCTGCACCTCAACCTCAATATATTTTAGTCCCGGGCGTTTGTTCCACGTATTTGCACCGGTGCCCGTAAATACAACACGACGAATAGTAAACCAGTTTATGCGAATTACCGTAGCCGAAATTGCCACGCCAATACTTGTTACATTGGTTGGTGGGGTAGACGTAACACCTCCGGCCGTACCCGAAACGTACAAGGGAGCGCCAATAGTCAACCCACTAAATCCGCCCTTGGTTCCTTGGTGCTCGATACTTACCGAACCATTAGAGCTTGCCGCCTCTTGTGCAAATCCTACAAAATCCATTTTAGTAAGGTCGTCCGCGTCGGTCTTATATGCCTTACCGTCTGCCGTTGAAATATAAAGCGCGTCGTTTGCGCTAAGAGCTTCGCCGGCTGTCGCCGCTATTATATAATCTGTATCCAAAATGTCTTCGCCGTTTTTTATCATATTTTTATGCTGGGTTAAGGTCAAATTGTACCGTCACAGTCAACGATTCGTTTGCGGATTTTACCCACCCCCCTGTGAGGACTCTATTAAACATTTGACCGGTGTTTATGGTCGATGTACCGTCTATGAATGTTCCAAATTCTTGGTATGTTCCATTTGTGTCGGACTTGCTGTAGAAAAATCTAAGTGTGGCGCTGTCTGTTGTCCGGCTATAAGTTGCTACCTCTTTTCTCTTTACTTCTGTTACTAGTGTTGTCTGTGCGTCATTGACTGCTGTGGCGCTTGTCCCTAGTGCGCCGTAGTTCACGATGCCGGTGTATGTTGTGTCGTTTGAAAGTCGACGAGCAAAGACTTCACGTCCTACTAGTACAATCTGATTTTCGAATGTCTGCTCTCTAAATTTGCAGATTTCTTTTAGTCGATTTACTTTGGCTTGGTACACTTCTTCCGGTATGTCAATTGCTAGATTTAAGAACGCGTCAATGTAGACTGCTTCTTGGCATTCGATTTTGAAGCTGGTCATGGTTACCAATCCTTTTGCAAATTTCTTTTTTTCGTGGATAGTTTTTTCTAGTGTCATATGTATTTAAATTATAACATTTTTAAGCCCACTCAGACAAATTCCACTTTCCCAATGGCGACCCCGATGTGTATTTAAATGGTGGCGTTTGTATGGATGCAGATGCTGGTACTACTGCATCTTGGAATTGCAATGTGTCTGTGACGTGTTCGATGGTTACAATTTCCGCCTGTGTGGATGCATCTACTCCCTCTGCTTGCTGGCTTGCTAGGTTTTCTAAAAACTCTTGGATGCCTACAATTTTTCCACCGAAGCGTATCATATAAAGATATTCTGTACTTGATCCGTCCAATACTTTTATTGTCATTTCTTGAATTAAAAAAGTAGTAGCAGAGGAGAGTCCTTGGGTTGCTGATGTTATTGTGATGTACTGTCCGGGTTTGAATACGTTCGTTGGCGACGCTAGAAGTCCTGAGCGTGTAGTTATCTTTCCATCTACGAGTGGCATACTAAATTCTGCGATCTCCTGCATCGCACGTTCTTGGGCTTCTTCAAGTGATCCTATAGAGTTGTCTTTGATGGTGTATTCATAGATTCCGTCTCCTCCGTCGAGTGCTGCAAAGAATGCGATGCTTGCTGGATCAGTTAGTTGCTGGACGATTGGTATTCTTGGATAATAAACAATATCAATATCAGCCCCTACGATCGGTGTTGTCTGTGCATCCGTTTGTCGGAAACTTTTTCCAGAGAAACTGTAGACGTATATGTCGGTGTCGCGTTCATTTACGTCTAGTGAGAATTGTCCGTTTACTGCGTTGAGTGATATGCTCACCACAGCATGCGGCTTTACTTCTAGCTCCCACGATCGCGTCGTGCCATCCCCCTCGTTGTGTTCAGAGATAGACGCTAGCGACCCCACTCCATCAGTGTTACCGATTACGATCACGGAGTTTCTGACTTGTGAGGTGTCGTATGAGATATTTAAACTGTCTAGATTTGTACCAGCATCTGTAAAGTTCTCCGGTGCTGCGGTAGCTGTTTGTGTTTTAAAGTATAGCTTGAGCTCGTAATCCACCCACCACACATATCCGGTTAGCTTTGCCAGCTTGTCAAGGCACGCTTTCATGCTGATGTGATCGAAGCTCACTGTGTCTATCGTTGGGCCAGTGGCGACGTTTGTCAGGTCAAAGCCGTATGATGCTGCGACATATTCTCCCATCAGGTTTGTTACGATATAGTTTAGGGTTTGATTGGTGTATGCTCTACGTGCGATCTTGCTATTGAAAATGTAGGAGTAGTCCGATGCCTCTACTGCAAAAGTAAATAAACTCCCTTTGCCGTATTCTTCCGGTTGGACTCTAGATATAAATCCAGCAAACAAAAAGCGAGAGCCATCTTTAAATATGATTTCTGCTCCCTCCTGTGGTGCGTTCGCTATGCCCTTGGTTACAATCTCCAAGTTCATGACGTTGGTCTTTCGGAGTGTCTCTTTAATTACTGCGGAGTCTGTTTTGTAGTATGGGAGATAGTTGACTCCGGCTATGGTTAATGTTTTGGCCACGGTTTTTTATGCTGGTTGTAATTTATAAATTCGCACTACGTCTCGCATCGCAAGTTCCAATTGGGCCCGAACCACATCGATGTCTTCTTTGCTTTTGAATTGTGGATAGTTTAGGTTGAGTATGATGTTTGGCCCTCCTCCTCCGTTTCGCGCTCTACCTGCCGGGATAACCTCCTCGCCTCCGTGTGCTATGATCGGCACTGCTTGTCCTATTGCTCCCGGTACGGTGCCTCCGTGTTCGAAGCCGAGTATTTTCCCTACCTTTTTACCAACGCTTGATACTGCACCTTTGATGCCTCCGCCTACTTTTGACATTTTGTCGATCAAGTATCCCACGTATTCGATGGCGCTCTTTACCATGTCTATAAAAGTTTTAATTGGATATACAAAAAAGTCGATGATGTTCGCTGCAAATTTTGAGCCGAGGGCTATGATGTTTCCAATGACTTGAACCCATCCAGTTATTGCGAGGGTAATCGCATACACCGCTCCGATTAAAACTACCCCCACCACTTTTGCGATGAGTGTAAGTATCGGCTCTAGTGGTTTGAGGGACTCCCATAGTTGCTGGATTGCTGGCATTAGGTTGTTAACGAACATCGCATATATTTGATCCCATGCCCATTTAAATAAAGTTATGATTCCAGTCTTCTCGTCTAGTGCGTCTGCTAGTTCTACCATCTTATCCTTGGCCAAAACAAAGCCAGCGATCACTGCTGTGACTGCTATCACGGTTAGGGTTATTGGACTTGCTAAGAGGGCAAACCCAGCAATGATTGCCGGTAGTGCTATTCCTATTATGCCGATCACTGCCACCAGTCCTGCGAGTCCTCCTACCAATAATACGATTTTTGCTATCAGTTCCGGATGTTTGTCTGCCCAGTCAGCAAACCTTTCAATTATTGGTTGGAGTTTTTCCAGTAAACCTGCGAGTGCTGGAGCCAGTGCCTTGCCGATGCCCTCTGTAATGTTTTCCTGCGCTCTTTGGAGCTTTGCCATCGCTAAGTCCACCCCACCTACTGTGTCTGTGGTCTCTCTCAGATTTTGTGCTAGCCCCTCTGTGATTGCTGCTACTTTTTGTGTCTCCGTTCCTGTCTTTATTAATTCTTGTTGATGTTCAGTGAAACGGATTCCCATTTTTTGGAGCATTCCAAATTCTCCGCGCATTGCTTTTGCCATAATGTTGGCACTTGCCACGTACTGGTCTCCGCTTGCGTTCAGTCCGTTTTGATTAACAGTTAGATCTGCAAGTGACTTCGTCAGAGCTACTACGTTTTTACCTTGTAATCCAAAAGTAGCGAGCTGGGCTACTCCCATCTTTAAGCTGTCGGCATCCACCCCTGCTTTCTTTTCGAGTGCAGTTACTTGTCTTTCTATTTCTACTACTTGCTCACGTGTACCTTTTGATATTCCAATGATGGCGTGTTCGAGTTGTCTTTGCGATCGCTCTACTTCTGCGTATGCCGTTATGCTTTTATATGCTACCGCTGCAATACCAACAAACGCCGCAGTCCCCACAGCTGCCATCGTTCTGAATGCCGGTTGCATGCCCTCCACCTTGCCTTTGAATTTATCAAGCGTGGCGCTGGCTTGGTCTTTGGCTTTGATTATTATATTGAGTGTTTGGTCTCCGTTCATTTTGTTATTTGCTTTTTGATTTCTTAGCGTCAATTTCCATCTTCTTTTTTATGAGATCAATAAACCATAGCGGTTGGTTTTCATAAGTCTGCCAGTCCCATCCATATGCTTCACAGATTGTGACTACAATCATTTCGTCGACTAGGCGTCCTGCGATGTAGTTGGTGAGGATTCGTTTTTTTTTTCGGTCGTCCCGGAAGTGTACTGATCTATCTCCGTCATTAATACCGCTAGATCTTCTTCCCTTAGTGCCATCGCGCTGTCATATGCTTCTTCTTTACTTCCACCGTCTACGGAAACTATCAGCATTTTGAGTGCTAGTTCCTGTGCTTCAAACACGGCCAAAACAGGCACTTTGCTCATTGCCTTTTTCTCTCCTACTCCATTAAAATCTCCGGCAGTTATGTCTCGCATGTAGAGTGCCGTTATCTTTCGCATCTCTCCTCCTGTGATGTAGTCATAGACGACTACTTTGTTTCCACTAGGTGTTACGATTTCTTTTGTACTTCTTGTTTGTGTTGTCATTGGTTTTTTGATTTAAAGTTTTAATAATTATGCTTTGTCGTACACACGAGTCGATGCACTGTTCACGTTATTTATTACGACTGCTTGGATTTCTAGGTCTGTCGCTTCGTACTCTACTGTAAATTCTTGAGTCAGCACTAGGAGTCCGTCTATGTTGTATTCTACTGGTGGCTTAGTTAGGATTAAGCGACCTAGTTTGAATTGGATTGTTTCTAGTGAGGCTGACCCTATGAGTGACCCTATGAATGAAACTATCAATGCGTTCTTCGTGTTGACTTGGTACTTCGCTAGCTCTGTGGTGTTTTCAAAGTGTAGAGTATAACTTCCGGTTACTTCTAGGCGTCCCATCGCTAGGTTGCCATCGGTGATTTCGTTGGATCCAGATAGGAATGCTTCGTCAAGAAGTACATTGTTATTTATACTTAAAGTGAATGCTTTGAGTGGTGTCGCTGAGTTGCCTGCTGCGTTAGATAGTGATGTTCCAAATTTCGCAGTGTATTGATGGTATGCGAATTCTGTTTCATTTGCGTATGATTCGCTGATCGTATCTGTACCGGGGAATTGTCCGATGAGTTCTATGGTTGATTTAGCATAGTCGTCTCCTACTTCAAAGTTCAGCGAGCTGCAGACGCAGTTTAGGTACTGGACGGTCTGTACGCCTCCCTCCTCGATTGTTAGGGTTGCTGTTCTTGGTATAGCGTTGGTGTTGTTTACGGTGAATGTGTGAGTGTATGCTGAATCAGAGATACCGGAACTTGAGACTCCTCCGAGCGCTAGTGATAGTGCATATGGCATGTTCTTTACGTCCGGAACGAATCCGAGTGACCCTTGCGCATACTTCCTGCGTATCATTGAGTTGGAGGACATGTTTCGAAGTCCTCTCGCTGATGTAAAATGTGACTTTTCAGATATCCCTTGGAGAGAGAACTCTGTCCAAGGAATAAAAACTGTCTCTGCGACAGCTGTGCCGGGTGTTGCGTATCCCTCGATACCTAGTCCGACTGCTACTTGTGTTCCACTTGTTTTTGCCATGTTTATTTATTGTTATTTTTATTTTTAAATTCTTCTTTTTCGACTTTTGTTTCTGATCCGACTGGAGTGATCTCCGGCCACGCTAGTATCTGTGCTTGGGCTTCTTCTCCATGTGGAAGTTCTTTTGTCTCGCCCTCTGATATTGCCCATTCTAATTTTGGAAACGATATTGCTTTTGTTGATGTTACTTTTGTCATTTTTTTATTATCTTAATTGTGAATAAGTTGCTATAAACTCGACCTGTCCCTCCGTTGCGTATCCCTCTGCGGATCTTCGCCCTTGTGTCAAGCCGTAGCTCACTTGAGTTATTGATCCTAGATTCGTCCGGAGGTTGTACGCTGCGTCGACGATTTGATTTCTTCGTAAAATATCAAGTATGCATTTGCCGTCTTTCAGCTTATATGTGGTCTCCTCCCTCCCCTCTATTATATCATAAAGTTGCGCTATACCGGGAGTCATGCTCTGCTCATCGCTCCTCTCTGCCCTGATGTCTGTTACGACCGTCAATGTGAGTGTTATTTCATGAGAGTCTTCGGCGTTGCTGTGTGTGCCTACGGATGTGTTTGATTTTGAAATTATCAGCGCTGGCAGGTTGGATGCCGGTATCCGGAATGGGTCTCCTTGAAAGAAACTTTTAAAAATGCCCGGCATTGCAGTTTCTATCAGTTGTCGGTATTTTTTTATGATTGGGTCTTCGTACATTTTATTTATTGTTTACTTTTTTGTACCAGTAAGTATGAAAAACTTTCACTACGATTTCTTTTTGCTTGTTTCCTAGCTTCATTATAATACGACGAGGGAGTTTACTGCGTGGTGTTTTTGATTGGTGATACTTGAAGTATGGTGATTGGTTTGAAACTACCCCCTGCATCCTACTAGACTCTGTAAAAAAACTATTTTTCATGACTCCTGTCCGAATGAGAATGTCTGCTGGGTATCCTTGCTTCAGCTTCTGCGCTAGGTACTGTGGTTTTAATGGTTGCCATTTCTCCTGTATCGCTCCTCCCTCTGTTCGGAATACATCGTTTTCAAAAATACTTTTTAGCTTCTCCGCAGCTTCTCCGAATGCTGGTGTCCAGTCTTTTACTTCTTTCCCAATTCCACGAAGGCGACGCACTAGCTGGGCATCTCCCTCAATGCTCCAAGTAAGATCTAACATTTAGAATTTTTGTCCCATCTTAAAAAACTGAGCCGGCCCTGAGTGATCGTCGACCTCGTCAGGATATCCTACTATACCTCTACCGTCGCTTGTGTTTCGTGTAAATTCAGTACCGTCTGTGGCGATTAAAAATTGTACACCGTCTCTAAGGGATTTTAATATACCACGTGCTTCTCCGAGCCACTTCACGCCTTGCCCATCAGGGCCGTATTCTTCAAAGTCTATGTATCCGGCTGCGAGTAATTCACAAATTCTTTGAACGAGTGGTGGTATAGTTGCTAGAGGTAATGTATAAATTCTAAAAAGCGACGAATTTATTTCGTTTTCTGCTTGCATTCTTTTTCTTTCTATTCGTCCATCGTCGATATATGGATTATTTGTGAGTCCTGCCTGTACTCGTATTGCGTAGAGCGATGTGTACCGTGCGCTTTCGTCCGCTAGTACTGCTTGGCTATCTGACGCATCGGTTTCAAGAGGTGATACTGAGTTGTAGTATGTTGCCTTGAAGTAGGTATAAGAGCTTGCGGAGTATTCTAGAAGTGTTCCTTGTGGATCGTCTACTTGTATTGCTACCGGTGAGCCGTCTCCGGTTAGTTCTGTGTACGCTCCATTAGCTGTAAGCGCCCCATAGAATTTTCTTTTGTCGTATCGGTAGACGGTTATTGGCTCTCCTTTTTTATGTGCAAATAGAAGCGTTGCTACTCGCACGTCTGTTCCGAGTACCACCAGTTGATTTACTTTTTGGAGTTCAGCTTTTTCACTACCCTCTCTACCTATCACTATGAAAGTATTTTCTGCAATACCTCCGTTATTTTTTAGTACAAGTGTTACGCTACTTCCGGCACTTACGTCTGCGTCTAGTGTAGTGCGTTCTAGTTTTATAAAATCTTCGGTTGGTGCTAGTAGTGTTCTCATATTATTGTTTTATCGTTTCCCTTGGTTGTCAAGGTCTGGCGATCCTTATTCTTTAACGATAACACATTTGTGTCCTGCTTGCGACTGCGTAAAACTGCCGAGCCGATACCTCGGACTACAGTTACCGCTTTGTCTGCGATTGAAAAAAGTACGGTGATTCCTTTCTTCGCCTTAGTAATAACAGAGCTTATAATTGAATCTACCAGAGTGATAGTTTCGGTGAGTGTTTTACCTAGTTGTTTTACCACTGTA